TGAGGTAAGCGATGCCTAATCGGTTTTCCTCTGGTAAGTTCTCGATTGCGCAGTGTGATCGTTGCGGGTTTAGGTTTAAGCTGCAAAAGCTTAAGTCATTGACGATCAAGACTAAGAATGTAAATATCCTTACATGCCCGGAGTGCTGGGAAGCTGACCATCCGCAGTTGAAGCTGGGTATGTTTCCCGTTTCGGACCCGCAAGCAGTACGCAATCCAAGATCGGACGTTACTTCTTACCCCCAGAGCCGCAGCTACACAGAAGTTATTTACAACGGCGTAGGCGTAGGTTTAGCTGCTGGCGCGCTCACAGAGACTATTACGGTTGTTGGCGGGTACTTCGGTGGTGGTATGTTCAAAGGCGGCATGTATGCCGGTAAGTTCTTTTAATTAAGGCGGTTTAAAATGGATCTCAAAAGCGCACTCAAAGCTCACATGAGCAAGGGCATGCCCGCTGCTCACCCCGATAAAGCCGTCAAGAAGATGAAGGCTGGTGGCATCACTTCGGCAGACTCCAAGAAGTACGGTCGCAACATGGCTCGCGTCATGAACCAGCGGAGCAAAACCAAATGACCACGAAAACCTTCAAGCCCCAAAAGGCCGAGATGCCCAATACTGCTGGCTATCCTCAAACGGATATTGGCCGTGCCGGTGTTTGGACCAAGGGTAAGTTTGCCCCCGGTGTGGGTCAGAAAGAGTACAGCACCATGCGCGGTGCGGGTGCTGCCACCAAGGGTACTAAGTTTCTGAAGAACGTCGCGCTTAGCAAATGAACTACAACCAACTTGTAACAGAGCTTCAGTCCTATACGGAGAACGTATTCTCCACGGCTGACGTTAATACTTTCATCACGCAGGCAGAGCAGCGGATTGCTAATGCTGTTCAACTCCCCGCGTCTTTTAAGTATTCGACTCTGGCTACAAGTATTGGTGTAGATACGCTTACGCTACCTGCTGACTACCTAGCCACGTTCTCGGTCGCGCTTCAGTTGCCCTCGGGGGCGCAAGCCTATCTGTTAAACAAGGACTTTACGTTCTTGCGGGAAGCATTTCCGACTACGGCTACCGGTCAACCCCAGTATTACGCCTTATCCCAAGCGTATGAACTTACGCTCGCTCCGATCCCCAACGCAGTCTTCCCAGTCAAAGTGGCCTATTACGGCTACCCAAGCTCGATCACTGCCCCTGCGGGTACAAGCTGGCTTGGCGATAACTTCAGTTCTGCCCTTTTGTATGGCTCTTTGGTAGAGGCGTACACGTTTATGAAGGGTGACCAAGACGTTATGGCGCTGTACGACACGAAGTTCAAAGAAGCAATGGCGCTTCTCAAACAGCTTGCGGATGCCAAGAATCGTCAGGACACGTTCCGCAGCGATCAGGTCCGTTACCCGGTAAAGTAAGATGTCTCAAGTCGTTTGCAATTCATTCAAAGTCGAACTCTTTAGGGCGATCCATGATTTCACGGCATCGACAGGTGACACTTTCAAAATTGCGCTCTATACGTCAGCATCTACTATCGGCGCGGCGACAACAGTTTACACAGCAACAAACGAAGCGGTCGGAACCGGATACACAGCCGGTGGAGCAGCCCTTGCCTCCGTCACCCCAACGCTAAGCGGGATCACTGCGATTGTTGATTTTGCTGATGTGACGATTAGCACGGTGACGTTAACGTACCGTAAAGCATTGATTTACAATTCCACCAAGGCGAACCGCGCTGTAGCGGCTTTTGATTTTGGGGCTGACCGCGTGATTAGCGGCGGTAACCTTATTATCCAGATGCCTGTGCCCGACCCTTCGTCGGCAATCCTGAGAGCAAACTAAGATGCCTTCAACCTATTCAAACAGTCTTCGCCTTGAGCTTATTGGTGATGGTGAGCAAGCGGGCACTTGGGGTCAAACGACTAATACGAACCTTGGCTCGCTCATCGAACAGGCGATTACCGGCTATGCCACGATCAATATCCCTGATACTACTTACACGCTCTCGATAAGCGACGGTGTTTCGTCTGCTGCTCGGTCAATTGCGCTCAATATTAGTTCCACGATCACTCTGACCGCTACACAAAACGTTATTGTTCCGAATGGCTCTAGACTCTACGTTATAAAAAATTCTACGCTTGGCGGACGAAGTATCGTTGTTAAAACTCTGTCTGACGCAGGCATTACCATCGCTAACGGTGCGACAAACATAGTTTTGTGTACGGGGACAACTGTAGTAGAGGCTTATTCTTATGGCGTTCCTTCCGGCGTCATTACGCTGTGGTCGGGGTCTATCGCGTCCATTCCGTTGGGTTGGTTTTTGTGTAACGGTTCCAATGGCACGCCGGACTTACGCGATAGATTTATTGTCGGTGCTGGAAGCACATATGCTGTAGGCGGTACTGGTGGTTCTGCTAATGCGACGCTTGTATCTCACGCACATACAGTCACTGCAAGTGGAACGTCCGGTGCTGCTGGTTCGCACTCGCATAGTGTTAATGATCCGAGCCACGCACATTCCTATCAGCAAGCTGTTTCTTCTGGCAATCAAAAACCGGCAAGTGGAGGAACAGCGCCTTTTGATAATAGCTCAACTCAAAGTACGACTGCGGCAACAACGGGAATAACTATAGACGGCGTTGGTGACCATACCCATAGCCTTTCCGTGTCGGGTAGTACGTCAACTGATGGTTCGTCCGCCACTAATGCGAACCTGCCCCCGTATTACGCCCTCGCCTACATCATGAAGGCATAAATGCAAATATCTGCCCGAGGTCTGAAACTCATCGCAGACTTCGAAGGTCTGCGGCTTAACGCCTATCCTGATCCCGGTACGGGTAACGAGCCTTGGACGATTGGGTACGGGACGACCGTATACCCGAACGGGGATAGAGTAAAAAAAGGGGATGTGATCTCCCCCGAGCAGGCGCTTGACTACCTGCGATATGATTCAAAGAAGTTCTCCGACGCCGTTAACCGGGCAGTTCGGGTGCCAGTCAATCAGAATCAGTTCGACTCGCTGGTGTCTTTTACCTATAATCTAGGTGAAGGAGCCTTAAATCGCAGCACACTCCTTACTAAGATCAACTCGCACGATTATCGCGGCGCAGCAAATGAGTTTGGTAAGTGGATTTATGCTGGTAACCGGATACTTGCTGGGCTGGTGCGTCGGCGCAATGCTGAACGCGATCTGTTTCTTAAACCGGTTGTTGAGGAATCTAGTCCAGCACTGCCAGAACCTTCCGTTCAACCCCAAGAACCAATAAAGAAACCCATGGCTCCAGTCCTTGCCGCACTTTTGCCTAGTCTAGTATCGCTTATCCCCGAGTTGGCTAAGTTCTTTGGTGGTGGCCCGAAGACCCAGCAAAACATTGCTCTGGTCGAGAAGGTCGCAAATATTGTAGTCGGCGCTACAGGCGCACCTAATCTTCAGGGTGCAGTAGAACTGATGCAGACGGACCCGCAAGTCTTGTCCGTTGCCAAGAAAGCTGTACAGGAAGTCTGGTTTGAGCTTGCCGAGGCTGGCGGTGGTGGTATCGAGGGTGCAAGGAAGTTTAACGTGGAAGTCACGACTCCTTTTTGGAAGATGCCTGCTTTCTGGATCACAGTTCTGTTGATGCCCCTGCTCTATGGCACGGTCTACCTTGTGCTGACTGGCGCGGCTGATGCGTTTTCTGGTGAGCTTCGTGCTGCGATTGCAAGTGCAGTAGTGACTGGGGTTCTTGGTGCGACGGTGGGCTTTTGGCTTGGGTCATCCTTCACAACTTCAAAATCTCGCGGGCTTGGTGCTGAACCAACGCAGTAACTATGGCGCTCAAGAAATTAGAATTTGCACCGGGTGTTAACCGAGAATCTACTTCCTACGCTGCGGAAGGGACTTGGTACATCTGCGATAAGGTTCGCTTTCGTTCCAAAAAGCCCGAGAAGATTGGTGGCTGGATTCCGTTAACTGGGGGCAATACGTTCCTCGGTACTGCGCGGACGATGTGGAATTGGGTCACCAACTCTGGATTTAATAACACTGGTATTGGGACTCATCTTAAGTATTACGTCGAAAACGGCGGTGTTTATAACGACATCACCCCCCTTCGGGGTACCGCCCTTGGCACGAACCCCCTTACTACAGCAGGTAGTAGCTTAGTTGTAACTGTTTCTCAAACCGCTCATGGTTTGCTTACGGGTGATGTAGTCAGGATCGCTAATGCCACGGGGTTCAACGGCCTTTCTAGCGGTTCGTTAAACGGCTCTTTCTCGATCACCGTTATTAACGCCAACAGCTACAGCTATATATCTACAAGCACCACGAATGCTACGGCGTCTGGGGCAGGCGGTGGTTCTTCTGTTTATGCGACCTATACTTTTCGTCTAGGTTCTAACCCCTTTACAACCAACGGTACTACTACCGTCACTGTTACACACACTGCTCATGGCGCTTCTACGGGTGATTTCGTTACTTTTGCCGGTGCTACTACTGTTAACGGCGTTACTAATCTCGTCCTAAATAGGGCTAGTGGTTTTCAGATCACATACCTCACTGCAAATACTTACACCATCGTAGTACCTACTACTGCTACTTCCTCGGGGTCAGGTGGCGGCGCTTCAGTTACTGCGGCGTATCAGATCAGTGCGGGTTTATCTACGGCATCGGTATACAACGGTTGGGGTGCAGGTACTTGGGGTGGCCTTTCTACTCCACCGGCTCCTAATTCTGGTTGGGGTCAGGCGGCTACGACGGGTGTAACTGCACCGCTACGTCTTTGGAACGCGCACAGCTATGGGCAAAATCTTGTCTATGGCCCCCGTGGTGGTGGTATTTACTATTGGGATGCGGGCACTTTGCCCACTAACTTCTCAAATCGAGGGGTGCTAGTCGGCAGTTTGTCCGGGGCTTCAGACGTTCCGCTGTTTCAAAACGAATTGCTTGTATCAGATACGTCGCGGTTTGTTCTTTGTTTCGGTACAAATGATATTGGCTCTACGACGCTTGACCCGCTTTTGATTCGTTGGTCGGACCAAGAAAATATTACGAACTGGACCCCTGCTATTACTAATCAAGCGGGCGGTATTCGACTTTCTTCTGGGTCTAGAATCGTTGCAGCTATCTCCACTAAACAAGAGATCGTAATCTTTACTGACTCTGCTGTGTATTCGATGCAATATGTTGGCCCCCCCTATGTGTGGAATTTGAGCCAGCTTGCTGACAACGTATCTTTTATGTCCCCCAACTGTATGGCGGTAGCGAACAACATCGTCTACTGGATGGGTGTTGATAAGTTCTATATGTACTCAGGCCGGGTAGAAACTTTGCCTTGCTCTTTACGAAGCTACGTTTTTTCTAATATCAGTATCGATCAGCGCGATCAGGTTATCTGCGGCACCAACGAAGGTTTTACTGAGGTTTGGTGGTTTTATTGTTCAAATAATAATTTGAGCGCACCAGATCGGTATGTTGTTTGGAATCACCTAGATCGTGCTTGGTACTACGGCACAATGGTGCGTACCGCTTGGCTAGATAGTGGGCTTAAAGTAAGTCCTATGGCTATTCAGAGTAACCGTATTTTATTCCATGAGATCGGTACTGACGACAATACCACGGGAACAGGCACGGCCATTAACGCTTATATTGAGTCTGCCGACTTCGATATTGATGATGGTGATAAGCTAGCTTTTTGCTGGCGAATGCTTCCCGATATAACCTTTGTTAGTTCAGAGCCAGTGGGGGGACTTTCTCCAACTGCTACAGTCGTTGTTAAACCGCGTGATTATCCCGGTGCCCCATATAAAACAGAGTTCCCATCAGCAGTTGTTAGCGGGAATATATCGCCACCGGCAAATCCGCCCGAGACTTATACAAACGATCTAAATACTAGCGGCGATCTTCGGTACCCCATATACCTGCGATTCCGTGGGCGTCAGATGGCTTTTAGAATCGAGAGCAGTACGGTTGGTACTCAGTGGCAGCTTGGTAACCCGCGTATCGACATCCGCTCTGATGGTAGGAAGTCCTGATGGATAAGCTGCTGCACTTTATTGTTGGGATGGCTATTGCAGCGGCCCCTCTGGAGAAACCCGAGCATGCCCTGATGCTGGCGATAGCTGCTAGTATAGCTAAAGAAGCATACGATAATAGAAACAAAAAGACGCACACCGCTGACTCAAGAGATGCTATGGCTACAGCCGCTGGGGCACTGATGGTGTTTGTCTACCGGGTAGAGTTCTAAGATGACTTCAATCCTCACCACTGATAGAACAAAGCTTAGCCGTACCTATGCGCCAAGGCTACCTACCCCACCGAGGGAGTGGGACGAGATTTATCAGAATCAGCTTAATAACTCGCTGCGTCTTTACTTTGAGCGGCTGGACAGTATTTTTGCTTCGATGCTGAGCACCGACGGGGGCAAGTTTCTGTCGTTCCCTTATGGGGCGTTTCAAAGTCTGGTTTCACAAACAACAACAGCTAACACCGCTACGGTGATGACCTTTGATACGACGGACTTTGCTAGTGGGGTTTCGGTCGTAGGCGGTAATAAGCTCCAAGTAACTAACCCCGGCATTTATAATTTGCAGTGGTCAGGGCAGTTTCGAAATACAGCTACTCAAGAACACGATGTAAGTGTTTGGTTAAAGCAAGGAAACGGCGCTGGCGCTGCCACTGACATTGCTAACTCTACTGGGTTTGTCTCGGTAATTAACAAGCATGGCGGCGTTGATGGTCATATTATTACTAGCTGGAATTATTTTGTTTCCATGAATGCGGATGACTACATTCAACTCTGGTGGGCACCTACCGACGCCGCAGTGACCCTCCACTATTACCCAACACAAACCGGACCGGTACGCCCCGCAACCGCATCTGTGATCGCCACACTCAGTTTTGTATCGGCTCTGCCGACAGAGGTTTAGAAAATGGCTGGTGGAAAATTTAAGAAGTTACTAGCAAAAGTTGCGCCAATCGCGGGCCTCGCCGCTAGTTTTATTCCGGGGATCGGGCCGCTTGTCGGCACGGCGATTAAAGGTATCGGTTCCCTTGCTGGGGCGTCTGCCGCTCGGGGTGATGCTAAAAAAGCCGCAGAGCAACAGGGAATCCCTAGCCTTATGGGTGGTATGGGTGGGGGTGGTGGTCAAGAAGCTGCCACTGCTGTGGCCCCTCAAGCATATAACCCTTCTACAGCTACAGTAAATCCTTACGAGGATGTGGCCCCTGTACCGTCTATGCAGGCTCAAGGACTTCGAAGCCTCGCTCCCTCG